TGAGTGCGGAAGCGATGACTTGATAATACAAATGAGGCGCACAACCGCAACAGGAGTTAAGAAGATATTATACAAGTGCAAAACTTGTTTTAAAATACATTCTAAAACAGAAAAATAATGGATAGTAAAATACTTAGCTTAGTAATTAAAGATATGCGTAGGCGTGAAAAAGTAGGCAAAGAAAAGTATAACTGCACAATGGATAGGCAAGACTTATCTACTGGGCAATGGATAACACATTTGAAGCAGGAACTACAAGATGCCATTTTATACCTTACTAAACTCGAACAGATACACAATGCGCCTAAAGAAGATATTCAGCTTCGGAAATATTTTAGATAAAAAAGTTTACGAAGACCTAAAGCAATTAGATTACACAAACCCAAACTTTAAAGGTTGCGGAGATGAGTTCCAGTTCAATCGTGAGTGGTGGGTAATGCTTGACGATATGAGCCGTATCGTTGCATATTGCGGCTCAATTTATTCTAAGGGCATTTGTATATTTAACAGGGCTTGGGTTAAAAAAGAATATAGAGGACAGGGCATACAAAGACGAATGATTAGAACCAGGTTAAAGGCAGCATCTACTTTTTGCCACATAGCTATTACTTACACTACTTTAGACAACTTCCCTTCAGCTAATAACCTTATAGATTGCCGGTTCAAGCTATACTTACCGGAGTATTCTTATGGGGGTTCTGACAAACTTTACTTTCAAAAATTACTTTAGACCTTTAAAGTACAATAAAGGTAGTAATTCTACTACTTTTGGCTGCATTTTACTACCGAATTTGTCAATCAATAAAGTTGTATTTATCAATCAATAGATAAGTTTTACCCTTACTTTATGTCGGAATTTTACATCATTAGATACCTTTTTTTGACATAATGTGCGATAAAATGCACATTACTCGGTTTTTTGTCCTATACAAAACCCATTATTTGCAACAAGGTTACAAAAATAAATTTATTACTTTTGCACTTTGTATTGTGTAATGTGTTATCTTTGTTGAAACAAAACACAATATGACACATTTAACCACCTACCAAATGTTCCAATATCAGCGATACGGGAACATCTTAATTGACGGGGATAGGAGTACTACAAACCCTTATGACCCTGCTCTATTGCCTAAAAACTACGACTACGAAGATGACGATTATACGTTTACTCGTTGGGTAGAAAACAATGCAGAACTTGAACTTTTAAAAACCGAACAATATGAAGATTGAATTTATCAAAGAAACTAACCACAGAGGCGATGTTTACTATTATACAACAGTAGATAATCGCTACCAAAAGGACACTATATCTTTGGACTATTCACAAGCCTATGAAATATTTATAGGTATGAGAAAAAAACAAGAGCCGACTATCGAAGTATTAGAACATTATATTATTAAAGAAACAACAGAAACAAATGAGCCTAATTAAAATACAACAGGAATTAAAAGCACCTAAAAATCAATTCAATGCTTTTGCTAAATACAAGTACCGAAGTGCAGAAGATATAATCGAAGCTGCAAAACCTATCTGCCATAAATACGGCTACGCTTTAATGTTAAGCGATGAGGTCGTAGAAGTAGGCGGTCGGGTATATGTAAAGGCTACTGCTTGTCTAAGTAACTTAGAGGATAACATTACTTGCACGGGGTTAGCGCGTGAAGAGGAAAACAAAAAAGGTATGGACGCTTCACAGATTACCGGAGCAGCAAGTAGCTACGCCAGGAAGTACGCCCTTAACGGACTCTTTGCAATAGACGATACCAAAGATGCAGACGCTACTAACGAACATAAAGACGAAGTAAGCGAAGGACAAAAGGCATTCTTAATTGAAGCACTTGATAAGACAAAGTTTACTGAAGACCAGAAGGTAAAGGCTGCTTTGAAAATCAATGCTATCAAGACCTTAGAAGAGTTTAACAAGATTAAAGAAACAATAAAGAAAAGCTAATGAGAGACTTGCTACCATTTGAAAGGCAGATGCTCCTGGCAGAAGTATACCACTACGCTTGGTATAACGAAGAGGCATACGCTGACTTATTAACATTCATAGAAAAGTATCAAACCATTTTAGACAAACCAGTATTTTTAACCCAAATCCCAAACAATGACACAGAAACAACGCATCTTGAACCACTTGCTTTCGGGCAAGACCTTGACACCAATCCAAGCATTGACGAAGTACAATAGCTTAAGATTAGCAGCAGTAGTGTTTGAATTAAAACGCAAAGGCTACAAAGTACAAACGGAATTAATTAACGTAGGTACAAAAAAACAAAGTAAATTAGTAGCTAAATATTCAATTAAAACTAAATAAAATGACAGAGAAAAAATGGAGTGCAGGTGCTTGGAAAAAGACAACTGCTAAAGGAGAAGTAATTAATTTTACTATTGAAAATGTTAAATACTCTATGTGGGTTAATTCTTACAAGACAGAGGACAAACAACCAGACTTTAAGATTTATGTAAATGATTTTAAACCAAAAGAAGATACGGAAGGATTGCCGTTTTAATTATGCTAACTAAGAAAAAAGATGTATCAATCAAACAATTAAAAGATTTATATTATGCTCAAAGACTTACCCATATACGCCTACACGATATGATGCACCAGTTGGGACTATTAGGCATTGAAGATAATCAGCCTTTAGGCGCAGATATAGGAGCATTAAAAATTGTAAGTTTAGTAGATGAGACATTTGAATGCGATGTGTTAAAAAAAGATAGAAGTTTAAAAACTACTTTTGGTCGTAAGGCTGCTGCTTATTTATTAAGGCGATACACTAAGTTAAGCCTCAAAGATATAAGCATATACTCAGGCACTAAGGACCACACAACCGCAATACATAACATAAAACAAGCAAACAACCTAATTGACACGGAAGATTGGTTTAAAGACAAATTAAAAAGAATTTGTCAAAAGATTGAACTTATTGAAAATTAGTGTATATTTGCAGATATAAAAAGACATAGACGTACTACGAACCGACTATGTGTTTAGTGGTTAAATAATAATAACCCTGGTAGTTCGTAGCTATCGGGGTTTATTTTTTTTATGGCAAAAGACCCTGCATTCCTATTTTATAGCAGCGACTTTTTAAATGGAGTAGCTGATTTAACAATGGAAGAGAGAGGACAATTTATTACTCTCTTATGTTTACAACACCAGAAAGGTACACTTACAGACAAAACCATTAGGTTATCTTTAGGTTCGGTTTCGGTTGATGTTTTGAGCAAGTTTTCAAAAGACAAATTCGGAAATTTTTACAATAACCGACTAAGTAATGAGATTGAAAAACGCATTCAATTTACTGAAAGCCGCAGAAACAATGGCTCTAAAGGTGGTAGACCTAAAAATAATACAAAACCATTAGGTTTACCTAAAGATAACCTTATGGAAGATGTAAATGAAAATGAAAATGAAGATATAAATATAAATAAAAGTAAGTGTACATTTGACCAGGTTTACGAATATATGGCAATCAGGATAGGAACAGAAGTAGCAAAGATTGAAGCCGAGAAGTTTGTAAATTACTACGAAAGCAATGGGTGGAAAGTAGGTAAGAACCCTATGAAAAGTTGGGGAGCAGCAGCAAATAATTGGATAACAAACACTAAACAATATGCAAAAAGAACTACAAACAATCAACGAAAACTTACAAAAGGAGAACAATTTAACCTTGACGGCTACAACCTTATCAACGCTACTACCTTCGGAGCAGGAGATTATGACCGCCTTTTTGGGTGAGAGGATAAGAAGCCTTAATCAAACAATGCTGCATCAGAACCTGATTTACATTATGCAGTTAGTAGGCATAAACGTAATACCAGACAAAGTTAAGTTAGCAGTTTTAGAGGATTGGATAAGGAGTGAGTACGGAGGCTTTACAATAAACGAGATTAAAGTAGCGTTTAAGCAAATGATAGCCAATGACTTTATAGACCACTACCAGAACTTTAGTCCTGCATACTTTAGTCAGGTAATGGATAGGTATAAGAAAAAAGCAAACGAAGTTAGAAAAATGATGCCACAAGAACGAGTAGAAGCAATCCCACACTTAACCGATTTAGAGATAATTGATTACTCTTACCAGGAATATAAGGTTCTTGAAAATAGAACTTTTGACAGGTTGTTTAACCCATTAAGCGTATTTACTAAGCTTAATAGTACAGGCATCAAGGTATGGACAAAAGAAGATGGCGCACTTGCCAAAAAGAAACTAATGGATATAATAACCTTTAAGGCAAGTAAAATGGACTTTGCAACCGCAAAGCAGTACCGGGACGAATGGACGGAAAGTTGGTTAAAGAACCAAGCCAGAGCCGTAGCCGTATCTTTATTTTTTGAGGAGCAAATAAAAATTGGCAAAGTATCGTTTTCTTAATATAGTTTTGTAATATGACCGCAAACGAATTAACCAAAGAAGCTATCCAAACACTAAATAAAAACGGGTGCTTTGTATGGCGCAATAATAATCTTGCGGTTAGAGGTAGAACATTTATAGGACTTAAGGGAGTTCCAGATGTAGTAGGCTTTCACACGCAAAGCGGAGTAGCGGTTTACTGCGAAACAAAAGCAATAGGAGATAAGTTAAGCAGCTACCAAATAGCATTCTTAAACTTAGCAAAGACGGCAAATTGTTTTTGTTACATAGCAACCGAAGATAACGGCAAACTAATCTTAAAGGACTATGAACAAGAATAGCATCATATTAGAACTTTGGGAGAGCCGAGAACTAAAGGAAGCAATAGACAAAATGCAGCCTGAAGACCTGAGAGAAGATTTAAGAAGCGAAATATTTAAGGTGCTATGCGAAATGGACGAGGAGCGATTAATTGATATGCGCACCCGTAATGTATTAAAGTTCTACTTAGTTAGAACTATGATTAATATGATGCAAAGTAATACAAGCCAATTTTACCGCACATACCGAAAACCTTTAGAGGTTGAATTAATAGTACACGACAGAGACGAAGATTTACTTAACAAAGTAGAAAACGAACTATCCAAGATGCACTGGTACAAAGCAGAACTTTTAAGAGTGTATGCTATTAACCATAACTGCAACGCTAAAGAACTTAGCAGAGTTACAGGCATACCTTATATGTCAGTACACAGGGAACTTAAATTAACTAAACGAGAACTTAAAAAACAATTACGCAAATGATAATTATCGCAGCAGTATGCTTTGCAATATTCTTTGTAGAGATACATCAGTTTCACAGAAAATGGTATTTAGATTACAAGCCTTTTAGTTGTACAAGTTGTTTAGCAGCTTGGGTAGGATTAATTTTATATTTACTTCCTGCAATATGTACAGACGTATTTGCGTTTGTATTTATACCAGGAGTATTAGCACCTTTATTATCTAAACTAATGTGGAACTTATGGAAATAGAACACAGAAATTATTTAGACCATTACAGAAGTAACTACGAAATGGTGCAGAACGGATATGTAAGGAATATAGATTTAGACATCTTAAAAATGTATGAGCATATTTATCGCAAGTATATGAGTCCAGATTTTATCTTAACTGTATGGTGCAGCCATTGTATATTTGATATGATTAAAAGGCTTTACGAATGGTACGATTTACAACCAGAACCAAAGAAAAAGAATGCAAAGGGTAATTAATTTTAGCGGTGGCAAAACTTCTGCTTATATGACTATCCAGGAATATAAGCCAGGAGACATAGTATTGTTTTGCGATACTATGAGAGAACACCCTAAGACCTATAAATTTATTAATGACTTTGAAGCATTTGAAAATATACCTGTAACAAGAATAAGTTACGAAGGTGGCTTTGCCGGTATGTTAAAAAAGAACAAGGCTTTACCTAATCAGTTCAAAAGGTTCTGCACAATAGAACTAAAGATTAAAACGGCTAAAAGATATTTAAGAAGCATAGGCGTAAGAGAATTTGAAAACTTGGTAGGCTTTAGATATGACGAACCAATGCGAGTAAGCAGACGTACCCAAAGATTTAAGAAGGTACACGATAAGTTCCCTTTGTTTGAAAGCAAAGTTACTAAGCAAATAGTAAATGAGTATTGGAGCAAAAAGCCTTACAATTTAGAAATACCTTCTATATTAGGTAATTGCACTTTGTGTTTTATGAAAGGTAAAAACGCTATCTTAGCAATATTAAGGGAGTTCCCAGAACTTGCAGACGAATGGATAGAAGATGAGAAAAGAAGCAAGTACACTTATCTTAACGGAGTAACAATAGAAACGCTTAAAAATATATCACAGAATAACTTGTTTAAGGAATTTGATTTAGAAAACATAAACCCTGCGTATGACTGCGCTTGTACTACTTAACTATGGCAAACTTTATACACCCGACCGCTATCATTGGCGATAACGTAATTATTGGAGACGGAAACTACATTGGTGCTTATTGTATAATCGGAGACCCTGCCGAACATAAGAAGTTCTGGAATAAAGAAAAGGGCAAAGTTTACATAGGCGATAACAATGTTATTACAGGACTTGTAACAATAGATGCAGGAACTGAGATTGATACCTTTATAGGAAATAATTGTTTTATAATGAAACACGCACACATCGGACACGATTGCACTATTTTAGACAATGTAACAATTAGCTGCGGAGCAAAAATAGGTGGGCATTCTATTGTAGATAAAGGTGCTAATATAGGACTTAACGCAGTTCTACACCAGTTTGCAAACATCGGAGAGAATTGTATGGTGGGGGCAAGTGCCTTTGTAAAGGGAGATGCAAAACCAAATACTAAATATGCAGGAGTACCGGCAAGGGAAATAGGCTCAAACATAAGATAATGAAAGTAGCTATTTTATTACTTGCACAAAACAGACACGACTTAACTCAGCGTGTAATTAAGCAAAACTTTTTTAACTCTGGTTACAATGCCGATTGCTTCTTAATAGATAACGGCAGCGACACACACGAAAACTTTAGCTACCCTTTTGCCGGTTATGACTTATCAAAAGAAAAGAGGGGCATAGCAGCCGGAGTAAACGCAGGACTTAGGATAACTCAGAACTATGATGCAGTTTGTTTATTAGCTAATGATATTTTATTACCGCAAGATTGGTTAGCTAAGTTTGTTTTGTTTGCACAACGAATAGAGAAGACAGGCATAATAGGAATACATTGCGTAGAAGATTTGCCGCCATTAATAGACGGGGTACATAAAACGCATACACCCTTTGGCGATAACTTTATCACTCGTGAACTTATAGATGCAGTTGGCGGTTACAATACTGAGTATGACCCTTACGGAATGCAAGACAGAGATTATGCAGAACGAGCAACAATATCAGGCTTTATTAATTACTACCTTCCGGATATGAGGTCAGAACACATAGGACACGATGTAGGCAATGGAACAGATTACAGACGAATGAAAGACGAAAGTTTAGGACGGGCGCAAAGTGTATGGGAAAAATACCAAGACATATACCACAACCAAAAGAATATAAGATGCGAATTTTAATAAAAAATCAAAAATGAAATATTCGTCAAGCTTTACACACGATTTAAATTTTGGAGAACTTGCAGAAGATTGGGTAAAAAATATTTTTTCTAATGGTAGCAAAGTAGAAGTTAAATGTGATACCAAAGCACATAGTACTGGTAATATATTTATAGAATTTGAGTCAAGGGGTAAGCCATCTGGTATAGCAACTACCGATGCTAATTATTGGGTATATAAAATAAATGAGATTAACTTTGCCATTATATTTGATGTTATAAGATTAAAAGAAAAGTTAAGGTATTATTATAAAAATAATATGTATATAAAAAATGGTGGCGATAATAATACTTCAAAAGGTTTTTTAATACCAATAACAGAACTACTAAAAAAATAAAATGCGAATACTTTGTATAACTTCTGCTAACTCAGGCGTAGGACTGCATAGAATAATGATGCCGATAGTACACTTAGAAAAAGAGTACGCACTTATTACCGATGTATTGAATGACGAACTACTTGAGCAGGGTTGGGACATTGTGTTAATGAATAGAATGCTTAACGAGATTGATGCAAAGCAAATGGACACCTGGCGAACTAAGTACGGCTTTAAGTTAGTAGTCGATAACGATGACCATTGGGAACTTAGCGAAAGCCATCTTCTATATTACCGATACAAATACAATAACATAGGCAAACAGATTACCGACTACTTAAAGATTGCAGACCTTTGCACCTGCACACACGAAAGGTTAGCAGGAGAGATAACCCCATTTAATAAGAACGTACACATCTTACCAAACGCTTTACCTTATGGGCAAGAGCAGTTCCAGGATAATAAGACAGAAGATTACAAAGTAAGATTGTTTTGGTCAGGTAGCGGAACGCACGAACGAGATTTAGAAATACTAAGGCAGCCGTTTAAAAGGCTACAAGGTATGAATATAAGAACTGTAATAGCAGGTTACAACGATGCGGAGAAACCTATCTGGGATAAAATGATTGATGCCTTCACTTGCGGTTTAAAACTTAACCCTACGATTTATAACTATGCAAGGGTTACGGAATATATGGGTGCTTATACGGATAGCGATATTTCAGTTATCCCTTTAGTAGATAATAAGTTTAACACTATGAAGTCAAACCTTAAGGTATTAGAAACGGCTGCAAAAAAGAACCCTGCCATAGTTAGCCACGTTAATCCTTACTTAGATATGCCCGTTCACTATGTAAGAAGCCAAAAGGATTGGAACATACATATAAGGAATTTGGTTAATGATGCGGATATGCGAAAGGAAAGCGGACAGAAGTTGTTTGAGTTCTGCCAAAAGAAGTATAACTTTGATGAGATAAATTTAGATAGAAAGTATATTTATAGTAAACTATGCCAATAATAAAATGCTCAAACGGAAAATATAAGATAGGTAACGGAGGCTGCGTATTTGAAACCGAAGAGAAAGCTATGCAAGTTTGGAAAGCTATTCTTGCAGGTGGCAAGTTTGCAGATAGCTATACCGACTACCCAGAGGGCGCAACTAATAACGCAAAGAGGGCAATAGAATGGGCAGATAAAAATGGTTGGGGTTCGTGCGGAGAAGCAACAGGAAAAGCAAGAGCAAGGCAGTTAGCAAACAAAGAACCAATAAGCAGAGATACGATTGCTCGTATGGCTTCCTTTAAAAGACATCAGCAACATAAAGATGTACCTTATAGTGAAGGTTGCGGTGGGTTAATGTGGGACGCTTGGGGTGGGACTTCTGGTGTAGAATGGGCGATTAACAAATTAAAAGAGATTGACAAAGACAAATTTAAGGTGGGAGTTCCGCATTATTTAGCAGACGGCACTTTATACACCGGACCAACTCACAAAGATGCAAGTGGCAAATTAATGACAGGCGCAGTACATACAGAAGATAGTCAATACTTATACCATAAAGAAGAGTTATAAAAATATTCTCATAGTTAAATTTTTAATTATTAATCAACGAAAAAATTTAATGGGAAGCTATGCAGAAACACACGCAAATTTACTTACAAGGAATGGGCTATGACGCTACATCGTTTGTTCCTTGTGAGGTTTGTGGTGGTGTAGGAAAAGACATACATCACATAGAAGCGAGGGGAATGGGTGGCACAAAACAAAAAGATACGATTAACAATTTGATGTGCCTTTGTAGAGATTGCCATTTAGAATACGGAGACAAAAAACAATATAAAGAGTTTCTAAAAGACATACACGCAAAGAATTATGGCAAAGATTAAAGAGAACAATAACAAAGTTAGCTTTGGCAAACGCAAAAGAGGCTCTGCAAAGAAGTCCTTTAACAAGCACACGCCAAGAGAAAAAGCATACAAAGGACAAGGCAGATGAGAAAACTAAACGCTATTTGGCTACTCCTAACGCACAAAGTTTACTTCCTTGCGGTATGTAAGACAGGTAAAGACGGAGACGATATGACCACAATAGGACACTACACCTACTCAATGGCAGAAACTTTAATCAATAAGCACATAGCAGATGTAGATAGCTACTTAGACCAAGAGGACGCAATAGACGAAGCAAACGATATAATCAACGGCATACTATGATAATACTATCAAGCCAAATTGAAAGCATAGCATCACGCAAAGACAAAACTATAAAGCTTACAATAGCAACCCAGGAACTAAGTCCTAAAGATGCTGCGGATATATTTCAGCTTAACCAACAGTTCTGCTACTTGGCAATTAAAGAAGAGCCGTTTAGTAAAGAAGAGCAAGACATAGTCGAAAACCTAAAGGCAGATGTAGACACATTCAAGACACCAAGCCAAAGATTAAGGGGCATCTTATACAGAAGATACGAACAAGACAACGAAGGGTATAAAGATTTTAACACATATTACCTATCCGTAATGGAAAGGATATGTATACACTATAAAAATAAAATAGATGGGTAGGTTTAAACTTATAGAGACACCAGAGTTAATGCTTAAATACTTTACTGAGTACGCAGAACATTGTAAAAGCAATCCAATTAAAGTACACGACTTCGTAGGTAAAGACGGGGACGAAGTTTACAGATTAAGAGAGCGACCTTTGACAATAGAAGGCTTTGAGAACTATTGTTATAATCAAGGAGTTATAGGAGATTTAAGTCATTACTTTGCTAATACAAATAATGCTTACGCAGATTTTTTAACTATCTGTTCGCGTATTAGGAAATCAATTAGGCAAGACCAAATCGAAGGTGGTATGGCAGGGGTTTACAATCCAAGCATAACTCAGCGATTAAATAGCTTGGTAGAGAAGTCCGAGAACAAACACGAAGTAAGTGAGATTAAAATAACTTACGATAAGTAATGCAGACAGTAGGCTTAAAATTACATAACCCACACTCTGCGCAAAAGCAAGTAATTGACTGCGATAGTAGGTTTATTGTAATGATGGCAGGTAGAAGATTTGGCAAGTCTTTGATTAGCCAAACGATTAGCATAGACACGGCAGTAAATAAAAAGCGAGTAGCTTACATTACACCTACTTACCAATTAGGTAAAATATTTTTTAAAGATATTATAGACCTATTGCCTTTAGAGATATACTCTAAGAATGAAAGCGACCTGGTTATAACTTTCATAACGGGTGGCAGCATACGTTTCTTTACAGGCGAAAGGTTAGATAATCTTCGTGGTTTAAAGTTTCACTTGGCAGTAATAGACGAAGCGTCTTACATACCTAACTTAGAAGACGGGTGGCTCAACTCAATAAGACCTACCTTAACTGACTACAAAGGGAAAGCTATATTTCTTAGCACCCCTAAAGGTAAAAACTACTTCTTTAGTTTGTTTAGCAAAGCAGAGCCGGATTGGCAAAGCTTTAAGTTTACTACATACGATAACCCATACATAGACCCGAACGAAATAGACGATGCAAGGAAGCAACTGCCAGAGGTTGTATTCGAGCAGGAGTATATGGCAAACCCTGCTGAAAACGCAGCAAACCCATTTGGTAGTCAACATATTCGTAAGTGCTTACACCCAGTTACGACTATGCCGGTAGTAGCTTATGGAATTGACCTTGCCAAGTCGGTCGATTGGACTGTTATTGTAGGTTTAGACGAAGACGGGAATGTGGCTTATTTTGACCGCTTTCAAATGGATTGGCACAATACTAAGCAAACTATACTTAGGCTGCCTAAATGCCCTATCCTTGTCGATAGTACGGGGGTTGGCGACCCTATCCTTGAGGACTTACAAAGAGAAGGGGTAATGATACAAGGCTTAAAGTTCACAAGTTCAAGTAAGCAGCAGCTAATGGAAGGCTTACAAGCTGCTATCCATCAAGGCAAGATTGGCTATCCTGAAGGGATAATCAGCCAGGAGTTAGAAGTGTTTGAGTATCAATACACCGCAACGGGGGTAAAGTATTCCGCACCTTCAGGATTTCACGATGATGCCGTAATGGCTTTGGCTTTGGCTTGGCAGAACTTTAGCCTTAAACGTGGCACGGGTAGGTATGCCTTCCTATAATTTACCGCTTATCCTTGATATTTACCGCTCATCACAATTTTTAAAAAAAAGTTTGCTCATTTGATTGTGGAATGTGAAAAGGTTGTATATTTGATATATCAATTAACCACAAAAACAAAATACAATGAAACAAATTTTTATTTTAGTATTCAAACACGAGGCAGCAGAACCGCAAAAAATAAACTCCTTTTTTGATAGAAAAGAAATGCAAATACACGAGGCGCAGAGATTAAACGATAGTTTACAAAATACTATTTGGATATTGACACCTAATTATTAATTAAAACGGGGCTTGAAATATAGCCCCACCTTTTTAACCACAAAAACAAAAACAATGAAACCACAACACGAAATTTTATCAACAAAAGATGCTAACAATGTTTTGCAATTTCACAACGATAACTATTTTATGAACGAAGATGGTATACTAAAAAATAAATATTATCAAGCAATACAACAACTGCATAAGGATAACATAATAGAACTAAACTCTAATTTTAATCATAACACTAATGAGTGGGAATTCTTTTGGACACTCATAGGGTAAATAAAAATAGGGGTGCGACTATTCAACGCACAATTTAACTAACTAAACTAAACACAATGACAACAA